CCTGAGTTTGTAGGGCATTTATTATAACCTATATGGATATAATAAATCTTGAAGATTACAACGTTTAAAGAAAAATATAATATACTGTATAGATATGTATGTGTATCATCTAAGACCACACCACAAGTTACAGGCGAGAAAATTGGGGGTCATTATTCGACCCGCCACTAAATCTCCTTTTAAGATAGATGTTTTCTCTCGGGATACGGGAGATTACATCACGTCTATTGGAGATAGGAAATACAAGGACTACATGTTATATGTGGAAGAAGATGGATACGACGTAGCCGAGAGAAGGCGTGAGCTTTACTGGAAAAGACACGGCAAGACGGCAAAAGTTCCAGGGAGTAGGTCTTTCTTCGCTGCACATATCCTCTGGTAAATTAAAGGAACCTGGGCAATCCTTCCCGTCTATACAAAATATCACTTGAACCACCTATGGTATATACTTTATTACCAGACATTCGAGCATTTGTTCCTTGAACCATGTTGAATCCACCACACATTCCACTACCCGTCTTTATCGCATTGCCTACATCCGCATCTGCGGCTGTTGCAGGCAAGACCCGTTGTTGTCGGTAAGCGTTAAAGTTATTAAATCCAGAAAAGAGCAAGTCTTCCGCTTGAAGAAATCTACCGAAAGTCATATCTAATAAATCGTGGTATGCCGTTTCACTAAACGCAGTAAAAGGAACCTTCTCTGCTTCGACCCTATCTAACGCATTTTGAACTTCGACATCCGCTTGTCTTTGTTCATCATTTGCTACGGCTTGTTGTAGCACTTCTCGTCCTTCTTCACGGGCCAGTTGTTGAAACTCTTCTTCTTCCAAACTCGCCATTCGTTGACCACGTTGGATAGCACGTAACATGTCTTCATCGACTTCTTCTCCAATCACTTCTCCACTATCCATACGAGGTCTCCTTACACGAGGACGAGGGGTTCCCTTGCCCCCAGGAGGGGGACGGTCCAAACTTGCGGAACTTGCGGCATCACGTAGGTCTTCGGCGGCACCAAAAAAATAACGAGACAGGGTATTCATACGTGATGGTCTTGGTTGTCTCTGTTGATTTTGTCTTGGCAATGGAACACCCAGCTTAGAACCTTTCGGGCTTCTTTTGCTTATCGTGCTTCCACTGGATACCGTTTTACTTCCAGTGTCAGCAGTGGAACCTGTTCGCTTTGTTCCCAAACTGATAGAACCTACGGTGTCGATATCGCTATTATCATCAAACTCACTGTTAATACTACCAAAATCTAAATCTTGGTAGTTTGAGATGGTATCCATTTGTTGAGGGGTAAAGTTTTTAAACTTTAAAGCGTCTAAACCATTCACAGCCGATGTAAAGGCATTTTTACATTCCTCATTCACTGCTTTCAAATCGCTCAATATACCCAAATCCAAGTAACGCATGTTAGGCGCCAATGCTTTCGCTAATCTCAAAATACGGGCAACGATTCTTGCGGATACAATCATCAGTTTTAAGGCCCTGATTGCTTCATCGGGGTTAGTAAACTCTATTTCACCAGTCGAGCCATCGCCCATGTAAGAAGTAATCTGTCTCGACAATGCGGTCAAGTCTTCCAATTGACCGATGAGTAAGTTCGCTAACTGGTCCGCTGACCCATTCGTAGGGTCCATATCTGGTCTATCCGTTAGTTTTAATATCCCGCTTTTCATGGCTTTAATCACACGACGTTTTGCACGAGTCAAGCCCGCTTCCTCTGTTGCTCCTTGATTATAGAGTGGAACCGTAGGCATATATAATAACAATATATATTTTATTGTGATTATAATACACTTTTTAAAACAATCTATTTGTAAAGTCCGTGTTGCTTCACGTATTTAGAAGCGTCTGTCATCTTCATCCCGTGTTCCTTCATGACTTTTTTCACAATCTCCGCCCGACGTTTTCGACCATCCATCGCTCCACCTTTCATTACACCCACTCCCGCAAGACCACCACTCAATACACCCTTACCACGTTTGACGGGAGCCTTGGACCCTTTGCTACCCAAGTAAGATGACAGGGCTTCTTTTCCCATACTAATGGCTACATCTTTAATCACAGGTTTCGCTACACTCGCCACCTCACCCAAAAGAGAACCTACTTTACCCGTAACATCTTTAAAGCTAAGACCTCCTTTCATCTTTCCTTTGGACCCCTTAGGACGGCCTCGCTTTTTTCCCATTCCAAGGAGTTGTTTGCCCGTTCGTCCGATATCGTTAATCGAGAACTTCTCGTCTAAGATTCCAAGACCGAGAAGCTGACGACCCGTATCTTTGACCTCATTGATAGAGAACTTACGGTCGAGAATACTACCGCCCTTTTTACGTCCTCGTTTCTTTTTTGCACCGCATCCACAAGGAGATTGAGCAGCCTCACACGAAGCACAAGACGCAGAACCACTCCCCAATATCTTATCCATTCCTTTACTGGCTAAGGCTCCAATGGCGGCGCTTGCTATCGCAGGCCCAGCAATACGACCCAAGGCCATTGCCGCAGGAAGGAAAAAGCCGCCATTCATTGCCCTCATTTCTACGGCATTATAAACGGGATAAGTCGCCATCGTTCCAGGGACAACCATATGTCCAGGAGAAGCAGACTGAACGTAGGGGCTAACCATTCCAGGCGGTCGAAGTCCTCCCGACATGACGCCCATTCCGAATAATTCACGCCCAGTATTTTTTATATCGTTAATGGAGAACTTACGGTCTAAAATACTGCTTCCCAACATAGTATCACCCATTTCTCGGGCCATGGCCCCAGACAAAGGATGAGATAAATGCGGATGATGTCTAAGGGTCTTACGTGAAATTGCTCCATCGCTTGCTAAAAAAGCTCCACCCGTCATTGGGTCGCCCGACATCTGGTGCATGTTATTGGGTTCTCCATTCGTATCACGTTCCATATTGTATTTTCTCAAAATAGCAAGAAGCTTCTCATTGTAAGGGGTGTCATACGCCATCGCATAGTTTCGTGAAGCCATATAATGTAGGCCTATATATTATTTTTGTAAAGATGGGTTAATATAAGGGATTAAAATACTTAATGTGTTTATAAGTATTTTAATGTATTAAACTTTAACGTTTAACCAGAAGTGGTCTACACGGTATCGGCCGTGTAAGCCTCTTGGGTCGGCAACCCCGTGTCAAGGGCGGAGCCCAAGCGGTCCAGACGGACAAGACCGTCTATCTAATAGCAAAGCTTGGAAAGTTTAGACTGAGCCATTCCACCACTGGACACTCCACCGCCCGAAGACACACCCATACCCGTCATACGTTTCAGCTTCTCCGCATAGTCCCGAACAAAGGGCATTTTTGCGGCCGCCGTTGCGATACGGTTGACCATCGACCCACCCACCATACGTCCATACTGCACCGAAGACACAGGGTCCACGCTTTCATCGTTGGTCTTTGCGTCAAGCACCATCTGCTTTGTAAGAATGCCCGTGTAGATGTTGGACGAACCCGCAATGGTCGTGAAGATGCCCGAGTTGACACAGATGACACAGATTTCGGGAGTGATGGTCGAATTATCAATGTTGGTCACATTGATGCTAAACTGGAAGTTATACTGACCAATACTTCCAGAAGACAAGAAGTCAGGAAGGGACAAATCATACGCTGGATTAAGAACCAAGAGCGAACCCGTAGTCGCCACAGCAACACCAGTTCCCGTAGCGTTGCTCGCAAAGCTCTGAGAACCGCCAAACTCCGCCCACGACTGTTGGGAGTGGTTATTGACCGAAATGCGCCACAAGTCTTCGGCGGTTGCGGACGAGAGAAGACCCGACGTGTTGTTCAGATTCACCGTAATGCTATTAATTTTAAAGAAAGTAGAACTATCCTTAACCGTCTGTGTAGACATGGGCTTACGAACTGAGATAATAAAGTAGTCTGGAAGCTGATTGATTTGGATATTCTGGCTATTGAGGGTAGTCGTCGCACCCGCCAAAACTGCCCCACCCTGAGTCTGGTTAGACAGATAACGGGGGAGGTCCATGTAGGGGACAATGTTGCGGGCCGAGATGAGGTCCGTAGGCTGAGTCGAGAGAAAGTTCAACAGTAACTGAGTATTGCTAAATGGGTTAGAGTTTGCGGCGGTTCCAAGAGTGACCGAATATTGCTGAGCCGTCACAGGAGAAGCCGTCGAGAAAAACCGCTTACACGTGCTGTCCACGTTGAAGACGAAAGACATCGCATTGACTCCCACGAGACCCTGCTTGTTGTAAGCAGCTTCACCATACACAAATGGAGAAAGACCCAAAAGAGGTTCGGTCACCCTTACACTTCCAGTAATCACGAAAGTATCCAACACGTTTGTAGACACGGGGGATGCATCACTGCCGCCTGTGCTAATGTTGTGAAGAAGTGTAAACGTTGCTGGGAAAGCACCACGAGGATAGAGGTCGCCATCGTAAGACTGGTCACCAAAATCTCCCAGAGGGTTGTTTGAAGCGTTCACGCCTGTTACGAACTGCTTGTATGCCTGGTCTGGAAGCACTGGACACATGCCGTTATACTTATAGAGTTCACGGTTGTTGTTCAATCGAAGAATAGAAGGCAGCACATCTTGAAGATTGACCGACACGTTGGTGTTGTTAATCTGCGCCGAAGCCGTCGTAAAGAGGGAGTTCAGCGGGAAGGCCTGGAATGCATCCGTGTCTCCGTAGTTAAAGGCGGTCTGGGTTGCGGGAACGCCTGTAATGTTAATCGTAAAAGCAATATCAGTTCGAATCAACACTTCACGGGAGACCACAATGTTCTCGCTGGGGATTTGGACGTTAAAGGTCATGGACGACGAATTGGCGGTCACGGCGGAAAACTGCTGATAGGTATTCGAGGAAGCACCTGACTGAACGGCGTAGGACAGCTGGTCGGTAATGTCTCCAATTCGGGCATCTTTGACGAGAACGGTCTTGAAGTCGGCACTCATTATATACTAACCAAATATATTTTATTTTGGTGAATACATATTTTCTAAAAGTCTAAGGCATACCTTCTATCTTTAAATCGCTATGCGGAAACTTCTTTTCAAACAAGAACTTAATCGTGGCCGAAGAACCCGACGCCAAGAGAAACGGATTAAGATTGCCTAACTTGTCTCGCCAATAAACGTTGATGTCGATATTCGTAAGGGGTCTATTCCCTGTCATATCAACTCTCCTATACTCGGCGGTAGGGGTATACAAGACATTCGGTTTAAAGACCTGCTGGTTCGTTTGAAAGTCGGTGATGACCTGGGCAAAGTTGGCGTTATTCCCTATACCTGTGCTAATTTGTCCATTATTAAAGATAAGTGGGGTTGAAAGTTGATTACTAATAATAGGCATAGTGTTCGAGGTAAAGACGATAGAAGCCACGGGGGTCCATGTATCAATCGTGCTAAACTCTTGGAACATTTGCGTATAGATAGTCTGCACGGCGGGAGGGATTACGTTCGTAGGCAAAAGGATAGTATTGATACCTTGGTAGTCCGCCACAAGAAGCTGATGGTTTCTTCCTAAGGTCACGCCTTTGGTTCCAAAGTTGAGAGAAGGGAAAGAGTTAAACAAGGCAAAGAGGGGAGCGTTCATGTATATCTTGACTCGTGCAGCCTGCGATTGATTAAAATATTGTTCCTGAGCTTGGAGAATGGCTTTGGAAGAAGTCACATCCCACGTAAGGATAGGCTGCTTTGCGGTAAAAATTGGAGACAAAGCCCCGCCTGTATTGGCGATAAGACTGGTCATGGCTAACAGAAAGGAACCATTAATCAACTCTAAAAAATATTGAAACTGATAACAGTAATAGTATTCATTGCTATTCTGTTGAAATCCGTTACTGGTTGCGCTGGGTGGGATAGGTAAAGGTAGATTTTTGTTTTGAGGTATCCAAGCAATAAACTCTTGTGTGGAAGCCGTCACACCACCTGCTCCATCGTCGTATTCCAAGGTCACCGAATAAATAGACTTCAAGGGGTCACTCTGTTGAGGTTGGATTTGACAGATAAAATTAGGAAGATTATACGTATCCAAGCTGAATCGAACAATGCTCATGTAGTATTCACCCGTGTTCGCAATAATAGGATTTGTTCTTGTCTCGTTAAACCGCAAGAAGGGGTCAAGCTCGGTTGTGCTTTGGAAATTGGTAGACACAATATCGTAATAAATCATATCTGGATTTTGTGCCTTCTTGAACTGTGATAGCTGAGACATATTATAGTATAGCAAGATATTTTAATCATACATCTAAATATAATAAGCTACAAAAAGACAACCGCCTGCCGACGTAGTTGTCCCTAACAGATTTGAATAGTCCAATACATTATTGGCGGCAAGTTGTCCGTTTGCGGATGCTCCTTGCTGTGTGACCATACTTGTCGAACCGACCACACCTGCTGTAAGAACGCCGTTAAGATTACATGCTCCATCCGCTACTGCTACCAATTGATTCGATACAGATAAAGAAGTAGTAGATGGAACGGTTGTATCTTGTGCAGTATAGACTACGGCGGGGTCGGCGGTCGTTCCCACCGTTAAAAGAATATTTCCTTTTACTCCATTACCATTTCCAAGGGTTCCCGAGACAACCGCTCCCGATGCGCCACCACATGAACCACTAAACAACCAATAATCTATTTTTCCTACATTGGCTAAGGACCCACCCGTTAGAGCCGCATCTGTAAAATTATAAAGACCAGGGGTTAAAATCTGGTAAATAACAGATTTTCCAGCAAGTTCAACCTTTCCATCAATGTATCCTTTCGAGGCCGCCTGTTGAGGAAGGGTAGGGTCAAGCAAAGAAGGAACAATCGTCGTGTCTGCGGATATCGTCCCAGAAAAGGTATTTACACCTGTAAAGGTATTTGCTCTTCCAGTCAAGTTTTGATTTACATTAACATTTGTGGTGACAATATTTTCCATATCGGTATAGCCTATAAGAATGTTTCCCGCCACAGTTCCAGTTGAGACGGCGACTGGATTCAGGACAGGAAGTGTAGGAGGATTAGCATTGTTCCATACAGGAGGAAGTAACCAACTATTGGTTGAAGGTAATGGATTGTAGGCTGCAGCGGCGTTGTCAATATCCAATTTGGTCATCAAATCGTAGAAACTCGATGGAGGATTTGGTCCTGTGTAAAAGGCGTCCTGTTGAAAATCATTTGTTCCAGTCCAAGTGTTGTCTGTTCCCAAAATATCCGTGTTTATTCCTGCTCCATTCACTAATCCTGAAACATAGATGTCTTTTGCGTTTAAATCACGATTGATGGTCACTTCTCCAAGCAAGGTCAGCGGAAAGGTGTAATTTTGTAATCCCTGTAACGCCATTATAGTATAGAGTATTATTTTATTTCTTGAACTTTATAAGAAGACAATAGAGTCCAGTTGGAGCAACAGAAGCCAATGTCGTGAAGTTATAAGACCCACCTTGTCCATAGCCATTGAGACATCCTACATTAAAACTATATTGAACAGGAGAAGCTGTATCGGTAAGGGGTATTCCTGTGGTTCCTTGAATTATTTGAACCCCTGTCATGCCGTTAAAAAGGGTTACCGTCCCCCCAGCCCCGTTTGAAGTCGAAGTCGTAGGCGTTTGTCCAGAAGACACAGACACTAAGGCTTGACCGTTTGAATTGGTAAAGGTAGACGTTCCATTGACAACCAAAGGTGTGGCGGCCGTTATACTATACGTCGCCGTTCCCGTAAAAGCGGGTATTTTAAAGGCGGCATAGGCTCCACTACCCCCAAACGTAATGGTTCCAGGGACAGCAGGCGCACCCACAACAGCACCAAATCCACCCGAACCCACCATACAGACATACATACCCGTATAGAGAGCGGGGTCTAATGTAATATTCGTAGAAGTTCCGCTCTGTGCAAGGATTTCTTGATATTCGATATTTCCACCCGCAAGATTGTATGCGGCTATCTCAGCATCTACGTAGGTCTTGTTTCCAAATTGAGCCAAGGTCAAAGGAGCAGGCACATTTACTTTATTTGTAAAAGTATTTTGTTTTGTCCATACGTTTGCCGTGTTCAACTGTCCCGTCTGTGTAGCCAGATACGCATTGAGTGTGTTTAAATTAACCATTTCATTTGTGGCTGCTGTTGCCTGATTCGTAATCGTAGGCAGTGTCCCGTTATTTTGAACATTAAACCCTGTCCATACATTGTTCAAAGGAAGAAAACTCGCACCAACACCAGTAAAAGTAGTATCCATATAATCAAAGGTTGTCATATCCTCATCGGCTACGGGGGCAAGAAAAGTAGGTTGAAAGTTTTTAAACAAATTATTCCCAGTCCATACATTGGTGTCTCCTGTAATCGTGGTAGGTATTCCTCCATCATAGATAGCCCCTGTCGTATTGACATCTCCTTCGACGGTTACATCGTTATTAATCGTTAGAGCATTTCGCAAAGTCCAAGACAAATCTAACT